TTAAGCACCCTACGTCCCCATCAAACCAAACCTTTAAATAGACCTCTGACTTTACCCAAATGTGAAAGAACTATGAATGAAAAAATAGCAACACAACTAGCACAGATGGACAAGTTGATGTTCGAGCTCAGAATGAGCCTCACGGCTCTACAGAGCGAGCTACATCAAAGCGCCACCTATAGCACAAAGGTGCCAATTGACCAGTATAATACTGCTCTCTTTGAGGCATCACCACACAGCCCCGAATCCGAAACAGAGCCCGATGGCTTTCATGGCAAATCGTATAAGGACTTTGAGAAGAGCAGGGTGTTACCAGAATGAAAGAATGCTTTGTGTGCGGAGAAGAGCTTAAGTGCACTAGCCCGCCGATAGAAATATGGTACCGCGAAGATGGTGCAGCCCACTCCGATTGCGTGTGGAAAGCAGCAAAGGCAGCAGTGTATGGGTATGGCGTATCAATTACGAAAGGTGAGGATAAATGTCATCTACCGTAAGTGAAGAGGAGATGGAGACTACTTGGGAGCCCTCGTTTATGAGGCTCAGTCCCAGTAAAATCAATACCTACATGAAGTGCCCGCGAGAATTCTACTACAAGTATATAGCCCAGATTCCAGAAAAGAAGACCGTTCATCTCTTTCGTGGAACTTTGGTACATAAGGTATTAGAAAACCTCTTTAAGTATCAATTCCGTAGTTATAAGGCTTGGGAAGAGGGAGAACCAGAGAAATGGATGCAAGAACAGTTCGAAAAGGGCTGGGATGAGAAGGTAGCGAAGCATAAATGGCTATGGGAAGTACATACTGGTGTCGAAATGGAGGCCATGAGGGTAGAAACAGAGGACCTTTTACAGAACTTTGTCAAGTCAGTGGATAAAAAACTAACTGAGATGGTAAAATGGAAGGTTTACAAGTCAAAATGGCAAGCTTGGAACTCTGTAGCCCCGAAATACGCAGAAAAGTGGGTTAAATCCCAAGATTATGCTATTGTTGGAGTAGTAGATGCAGTGTGCAGTGACTTTGATGGTGGTGTAACCCTTCTGGATTACAAGACTTCGAAGCGTTACGGCCCGACTTTGCCTGAAGATTACTACAGACAGTTGATTATATATGCATTTCTGTACACTTTAGAGATGGGAGAGATGCCAAAGTTCGTTGGAGTCAACTATTTACGCTTTGATGACACTTTTTTCGTTAAAATAACACAAGCCCAGTTAGATGAAGCTCGTGATTTGATAAAAATGGTGCATGATTGTCTTAGAGAAAAGATGGATATAGAGGAAAACTACGAGCAAGTACCTCAAAATCTCTGTAAGTGGTGTTCCTACTGGAAAGGTAATGGTGGGCCATGTGATGCAGAACCTCCAAAGTGGGTACCCAAGAAAAGTACATGGAAGAAAGGTCCTAAATCTGAAAACGTAACTATAGACGAGACAGATATTGATGCAGCCACAAGTGAAGCAGAAGAAGAAGGGGAAAAGAACACAGTATGGGACGATTAGGGCGAAAGCTTTATATAGGCGCGTTAGGTAAAAAGATACATGAATGACGTTCTAGTTGCAGTCGAAGAATATGGACTTCCATTAATACTTCTTCTTGGAGCAATTTATGCTTTATATCGCTTTATGGTTTTTTCACTATATGAAGTAAAGAATGAATTTGGTGCTCGCCATAAAAAAAATGCAGAGGATATGCAAGAAGTAAAGATATCTCTTGCAGAAATTAAGTTATTATTACAGGAGAAGAAATGAGTAATCATAAGAAAGATGCAGCGAACCCTGATGGGAATTTCGCTAACTTCATGATGATGTTAGTAGCAGCACCAGTGGTTATGGCATGGGTAGGACTATCTATCTTCTTAGTTACGATGGCATTTCGTCATCCGGAGATAGTAGAAGATATAGAATCTTATAAGTCAGTTCTTCTGATTATAGGTTCGCCCGCGCTTGTTATTATATATAAAGTATTAGAGTTATGGACTGCTCAACAGAACAGTCAGATAGAACAGACTAGAAAGGGCACTTTTCGTAATGGGAACGGAGAGGTAGCGGAATGCGAAGATGAACATAAGGAGGATTAATGGCAGTTGAGAGTTTAAAAGGAGAAGGATACGCCTCGATGACCCTCGCAGTTACCGCTATGGATGCCGCTATTGATGCGGCTTCACAAGCTATTGACGCAGCACTACAAAGTGGAGTTGTGAAAATAGGCAGTGGTAATTGGGGATATTGGGTCTTATACGAAGGCGCTTAAAACAAATAGATGGAAGCTAAGTACTGCAAGTACTGCGGGAAAGAGCTTACTCGTCACGAGAAGGCACGATGCATGAAATGCTTTTTAAAGCTTGATGGCGGCATATGCTATCCCCCCAAATGGTGGGAAACCCACCTACCTTAACGGAACCTTTATTAACCCCTACATCCTAGGTGTAATAGTGGTCCCTAACGGACCAGAAAACCACAGGATACTTACGCATATGTGTCCATGGGGCCACACAACGAAAGCTTTATATAGTCCTACAGTATATGGGTTAGAGTGATATTATGGCTAATAACACAACAACAAACGAAACAGCAAACACTACAGCTAATGTGGTAGTTGAATCCAGTATGCTAGACATGTTGATGGACAACATGATGTATATTGGTGGAGGCGCCGTTGTAGTTGCTTTGGCCTGTGCAGTAGCATGGATGAAAGTACCAGCTTTCCGCTTGATGGCGAGAAAGATGTACGCTAAGTTTATGCGTCAGCATGGTGACGAAATGGAAGAGTTGTATGAAAAATACCTCACCAAAGCAATGAAAGCGAAACTAGACGCTACCCAGAAGGCAAAAGTTAAGGCAGCCATTCTGGAAAAGGCAATCTTAGCAGAAGTAGACCACAAGGCCAAAGCTATTGAAAAGGACCTCACAAAGGAAATTCGAGATTTAGCTAAAAACCTGTGAACGTAGAAGAGTATGAAACTCGGTTACGCCAACGCATAGGAGAAGGAGAATATGAACGTCATAAAGAACTTGTCCGGTTGTTGGCACGCAATCTTACGCTTGAAGACGTGCTTTGGGAAGAAATTCTTGTATCTATTCGGGATGTTAACGCGAGAACAGAGCTCTTGCGACAGAGAAACTCTATTGTTAGGGATATTCATACTGAGTTCAGGGCTCTTAATATCGAAATACCTACTGTAGTAGAAAAGAATACAGAGCAGTTTGTAAACCTGCTAGAGGATATGGTAGATGACGATGACGACGCCAGTGAAGAACGAACAGAAGACGCTTAACGCGGCTATTTCAGGGAAGGCGGCGCATGATTCAAGGTTCTTAGAGGATATTTTCGAACAGTGTAGACACGACGACAAGAAAATGACTGTCCTACTTAGGGCATTCTGTGAAACATACCTTATAGACGCTGAACGGCGTCCATTAAAGCTTAGGCCACTTCAGGAAAGGATAATAGTTAGTTCTCTAACATATCCAAAGAGCGGTAAGCAGCGTAAAATGGCGATATTGGCTCCACGAGGCTGTGGCAAGTCCTATGCCCTTTCGGTAGCTGCAACTGTGTATATGTTCTTTAAGCGCTTTAGAGATTTAATCTTTGTGCTCGCACCTAGCGAGGACCAAGCCGCACTTATATTTAACTATGTGTATAGACATTTCTCTGATAATGCTTTTCTTAGTAGCTTAGTTAAATCTTACAGGTTCCATAACAAACCAAACATTACGATGAAAGGTGGGACTATATTACGCAGAGCTCCTATGGCTCCATCCAATCAGGGTCAGGCTATACGAGGCCAGCACCCGACATTCTTAATTATAGATGAGAGCCCTTTGATAGATGATAAATTATTCATTGACAATGTAGAGCCCTGTATCATAGCGAATAAAGCACCCTTTATAAACTTGGGTACCCCGAAAAGTAAAGAAAATCATATGTATCGCTATCTTTATGACGACGCATATGCAGATACGTTTGAAAGGCTAGTGTTCAGTTGGAAAGATGCTATAAAGTGTGGTAGAGCTTATTCTGCCCCATATACTGAAGAAGAAATGCTTGACAAGATGGTGGAGTGGGGAGAAGACTCAATATATTGGAGGACAGAATATGAATGCGAATTCGTCGAATCGGTCTCACAAATCTTTAACCCCGAAGCGCTTAAGAGGTGTAGAGTACGAGGACAAACCTTTGTCGAAAGAGGAACGCCATACCCTAATTGTAGTGTGGCTGTTGACATTGGTAAATCTGTTAATAGCACTGTTATCAGTGTATGGAGTACCGAAAAATCCGATGAGGGAAATATCGCACGTCTTATATGCTTGGAGGAAATCAATCCTAGAACTGGCGGACATGACATTCCATATCAACGTAGGCGTATCATGGACACTGCTAGAGATTTTAGTGCTGAGCGTGTCATTATTGACGCTACTGGTATTGGTGGTGCGATTGAACAGGACATAAGAAAAGGATGCTACGAAGAAGGTATGCACTTTTTACCCTTCATTTTCACTGGTGGTCCAAAAGGTACGAAAACCCAAGCATATAGGGATTATGTTTCGTACATCCAACAGGGGCTGGTCAAAATACCACACCCTGAAGGATTACCACCAGAGGAAGCGAAGTTAGTTAATAAATGGTTAAGAGAGCACACAGAGTTGGAATATGTTATGGATGCAGCCAATAAAACAGAAAGAATAGCTGCTCCAGATGGAAAACATGATGATTATTGTGATAGTTCAGTTATGGGAATACATGCTGCTCTATCAATGATGCCCGCTAGCGCTACTTTTGCTAGCGTACAATTAAGTACTCCTACTCCTAGAATGGACAGAACGGGGAGTATACCTACGGTTTTTAAGACCGGAGGAGTCAAGAATAGGGTCAACAAACATATACACGGCGGTTTATGAGCGAAACCTTTATATACTCCGTTTATATAATAGTATACGATAGCCATGGCTCTACGTGAT